TGGCGACGATAAGAGCCTCGGCGCCGCTTTGGTCGCACTGTACGAATGTCATCCCCGGCGGGGCGATGTAAATATCGAGAGCTTCTTTGTCGGGATTCTGCAGTTTAGCTCCGTAGTCGCCGAGGAATTGTCCGCTTGCTAGACGAAAGCTTCCAGTCCCGGCGACCTTGAGAGAGGTCAGACAGTGGATGTGTGGGGTGGGCATAATTATTCGCAAGAATAAACCTCTTTAGATACTTTCAGATCCGATGGCCAGTCCATAGCTTTGTGAAAGCTATCGTCGAGGATCATGACTTTATTCGTGGGCTGGGCCGTGATGCGCCCGTTGTCAAGCTTAATAAAGAGGAACTCTTTGTTCTGTTCTGGATCGTCACTGAAGCCGTCGTCGAAGGGCGCGGCGGTGAAGAGATATGTGCCGTAGTGTATAAAGCCGTCGCAATCTGCCATACAACGCTGACCGCGTAGATAAGTATACTGGATGGTTTCGAAATTCCAACCGTAGCAATCCCAGCGTTGAGATTGTTCAAGAGGCCATTCGCTGGGGCGTATATCAGAGCCGAAGTATAGCGCATGAAGCGGAAGATTACGATAGATCGCTCCGTTCTCTAGCAATACATGACAGCCCCATGCGCGGCCGGGCGTTGAGGTTATGGCGAACCATATCGCGGGCATAAAGCCTTGCGGCTTTTCATGCGTGAAGGCTGTGTCTACGTTTGTGTAGAGATGCTTGGGAAGGTTTTGTGTGAACATATTTTAGAATGTTAAACGTCCTCACGCCAACCGACGAACGACGCATTGAACGGGCGACCGTCGTCGGTGAGGTTGAGATATTTGATAGTGGCTTTCTTTCGGAAGTCATAGTTAGGTTGGATGTATTCTTCTCTTTCTTCGTCGGTGAATCCAGTGCCGACCTCGAAGCTTACGCCCTTTGCGGTGATGAACTTAAGCGCGCCGAGTTTGCCTTTGCACTTACCTTCGTCAGAGACGACGCGCCCAATGCACTGAAACTCAGCGTCGAGAAAGGCTTTGCGCTTCTGGAGATTCATGGTCGAGCGTTCCTTCTCGCCCTGCGGCATATAGGAGCCGAAGACGCTCTTGAGCATTTGGCCTTCGTAGTTTTGGTCAACGTAGGCTTTATAACAATCATCGAGTTCAATGCGAGTCTTGCAGATTTCCCACTCGATCATATACATTCTAACATAGTTAGTATCATCACGAAGAATCTTCTCAAGCAACAGCATTCGTGTGAGCGCGTTGAACTTAGGCTCTACGATATCGAATGCCCAGAAGCTTACAAATCCTGCTTCATATCCCGGCTCAATTCGATTAACGCCCACGGCGGCATTGATCCTCTGCAGACTCATCCCGTGACAATACAACTCGCCGTCTAGGATATAGTCCGTATCAGGCGGGACGATGTGCGCAAGGACGGCATCATTCCACCGCTTGCCATCTCGCGAGAAGAAGCCGCGGCCGGGAATGTACATGCACCTCAGGCCATTCAGCTTGGGCATCGAGACCACGTGGCCAAACTTCGAGGCGTCATAAATCCCAGCGCGCATAAAGGAGGCTGCGATTTGCGGATCTTTTTCTTTTGTATCTTTCATTTTGTTCTAAATTAATATTCCCAAATCCACTGTTGAAATCCTAACATACCTTTCAGCTTAACCATACGACGCATCTCGAAGATCACATCAATGGCGACGTTCTTTGGATGCTTGAGTTTGATCTTATACAATGCATCCCCTGCCACAGAAGGTGCGCCTTTGTCTGTTGTCTTCTCGGGTTTGTATCTTAGCTGTTCGTGCAGATACTTGACGACTTGATCAGGGCTGCCGGGATTGAGGTCAAATCCGACCAGTATTCTTAAGACACGGTTGAGTTGCTTATACCGTTCTTCACACTTCCTTACAATATAGCCCCGCTTGACGGGGTCGAAGTGCATTCCGTGCAGCGACATGAAGGCATAGTCTGCGAGAGATCGACTGGCTTGATCGACCGAGTCTTGAAGTCCACGGTCCCTTGAGATGAGGTCAATCTGACCATAGTAAATCTCTCGGAGGACAATAACGTCTTTAACGTTGTAAGCGCGGAGCTGCTCAAATTGTGCTCGATTTCGAGGATCAAAGTTTCCTGCTTCATCTTTGTGAAAGGGGCGATTGGAAAAGAGAGTGGCTTGATGGGCAAGAGACTTTTCAGCTTCTGGATAGATTCGATGGCCTGCGACCATGGTGTCATAGATGTCATTGCCGAAAGGGATTTTGTAGAAGGCGGCGAGGAAGCAGAGATCGAAGAGGGCGTTGTGTATGACGACCCTGCGCTTCTTTAGTTCTCTTATGAAACGTGCAAAAAACACCACACCCACGTTAAGATTACCGCCCCAATCATAAATAGGGACAGAATAAACAGGGCTATCTCCGCACGCGATGGCGAGGCAGGTGAGGGTATTGGTCTTGGGATGGGTCTCAATGTCGAAGAAAATGGGTCCTTCGTGGTTAAATACTCTGAGGGCTTCTTCGCTTCGGGAGCAGACGACGGGTTGTATTTCAGGTTGAACTTTTTGGGAGTCATAAGTAAGGAGTTTCTTTATGTCTTGTGCGAACCAAAAGCTATAGTTAGATCGCTTCGTGGGCGAGGTACTCTTGCCATCATCCTTATCTAGGATATCGTCGCCGTCGCCTTCGCCTTCGAGCGCGTCTTCCATGCCCCAAGCGTCAACACAATCCTGAGGCCAATAGGTTACGATGTATTGGGTTTTGTTTGGTGAGGTGTAAACTACGCCGCGAAAAGCGTCGAGGCTTTTGTCTTTGGCGGCGGGGAGAAACTCTAGCGCCTTAGCTCCGGCGAAGATGATCTTCGTTATGCCGCTTGGCTTTGGATTAGAACCACGAAAGAAATCGTCGGCAAAGGTTATAAAAATATCAGATGGATTATCCAGGTCAAGATTATGATTAGCCAACACAGAACGAACAAAATCTCCGGCGGGTCCGAGAAGGATGCCGTTGTTTTCTTTATCAAATCGCGAGGGTCCATGGAGAACGAGGGCTATCATGTTGAGGGTTATTTATAGAGAAAAGAAAAGGCAGACTATTTCCGGTCTGCCAGCGGTGCGAGTGGGATGTATGTCTTGAGGAAAAACCTCTTAGAAAGTCTCGCGGTCTTTCCAAGAGGCGCATGTCTCTATGATGGCAACCACTCCATCAAGAGACTTAAAAGGCTGCGATGGGAGACGCCACGCCCTTGACTTGAGAGAAGTCAAACTGGGTGTTGTAGCGCTTGATGATAGCCTCGCCATTCTCGTCGCGCTTGGCGAACTTCAGGTCGCGAGAGTTTGACGGGTCATCGCTGACATACTCAGGCTGCGACTGAACGAGCATGTTGAAGGCTTGACCTTCGAGGGTCTTGAGCGCGTCGGCCACGTCGATCTCGTTGTAGTCTTCGGGCAGGCCGTCATACAGGCCGACGGTTTGGAGCGCAGTGGCGAGAAGTTCGAGAGCGGAGTCAACGCCGTTCTTGTTCTCCAGCATGATGTACATGTTGCCCTTTGCACCGAGGGTCTTGTAGGTGGTGCCGGCGGCGACAGCGGTCTCAGGCGCGATGATCTCGCACTCACAGACAACCATCTTGAAACCCTTACCGCTCTGACGGGCCTCGGTCTTGTGGACGAGAACCTTATACACGTTGGCGGGGATGAATCCGAGCTTGACTTCAGTACCTTTTTTCATTTTATGTTTTGTTTGTTTGTTTGTTATTCTGCGACCGACAAATGGGAGGGAGCTTTTGGTGTGCCGTATTATCTAACTCTGCTTTTAAGAATATTATCAATCGTTACTTCGAGCATCGTATCTGTAGCATACTGAAAGTAGTGATCTCGGACTAGGTTAGTCACGTTCGGAATAAGACCTTCATAGTTATTGATGTCGAAGCTATAGACATAACCCGTAACACTGCCGTCAGAGTTCTGCTTGACTTTGAGAATCACTCGGATCTCGGCTTCTTGTTCGGGATATAGTTTGGGAGCTTCTTGTCCACAATATAGTTTGGGTTCAGTTTGTTCGCTCATAATTTTTAGGTTTAAGGTTTAGCCAATTCTTGGGCGATTTTGTTAAGAGCTTTGACAACACAATTTTCCATCGGATTCGGAAGACCCCAGAAGATAGGGGTCTTTGCGGTGGTCACGCCATCGGTCTGCGTGGCGAAGAAGTATTGGATATTGTCGCTGCCCTTTTCTTTCTTCGCATACACGGACCAGACCGCGAGACATTCTGACTCGATGCCTTTGTTTGCCCACTCTTTACCTTGCACGTAGAGACGGCGGCGAGTGGTCATGCTGCCATCGAGACCTTGAATGGGGACAATTTCCTCTAACCCCGTGATGATGACAGTCTTGTCTAGGCTTTTGAGATTAGTGCAGAGAGTCTGGATGCCGTCATTGTAGTTCTTCCAGATATCAAAGCCCTTATAGATCTGCTCGCACTTGACCTGCAGTTGGTCGATGGCGGCGGTGATTGAGTCAATGACGACCAAGTCTTTCGTCGTGTCTTTCTTTATTTTGTTCAGCTCCAAAGTGAGCTTATCATAGCTGTCAATCGGGACGACGAGCTTCTCATCACGCACGCGGAAAGGCATGCCCTTTCGCTCTGCGTCGAGGATGATCGTTCTGGTGGGATCTACATTGCGGAATGATGTAGACTTACCTGCGCCGCTCGGACCGACGAGAGCGATCAGAGTCTTGGGCCACTGTGGTTTTGTTGGGGATGTTTGTTGTGTTTCCATTTTATTTAAGCTTGGCTACATTACCAAGAAAGGGGTTCATACTTCACAATGTCACACTCAGAGAGGAAGAGTTCGACTTGCGTGGAGTTATCTGCAAAGCATAGGCGTTTGAAAGGGCAACTCGGGCACGAGTTGGTGAGCTTACCGCTAGGCGGAGGAAGCTTATCATGGGCCATAGCTTGATTGATATGCTTGGAGAAAAGTTCGATTCTTTGTTTTAACTCAACACCGAACTCCTCTAGTTGCTCTGCGGAGAAACTCCAATCAGGGCCGGTGCGCCATGCTGGAGAAGGCAAAGAGATTTGCACGACCAGCGTACGAATCACCATGCGACGATACCACGCAGCGTTGGCGTAGTTGATCTCGTCTTTGAATATCTCATACGCAAAGCGCTGGAAGATATAGTAGTAGAAAGAGAACTGAGTGTCGCCTTCATATCCCGCGACCGCATCTTTGAATGCATACTTGCGTGTGGTTTTATAGTCGGTGATCTGAAGGATTCCGGCTGGGGTTATAGAGAGAAGATCGACGGTGCCGACATAGGCAAACGCAGGATGCTCTACGATGGGAAAGTTGAAGTGGAACTCAGCCCCGCGATTGTCGCCAAACTTTAGCGGCGTTGGGAGTTGCTGCAAGGGCGCAACGGTGAGAGCTTTCTTGATCTGATCTTGATCCTTGTTCGGCAGGTTCTTATCCTTTGCGGACTTGAACGCATCGAGACAAGCCTCTTGCCACTTCTCTCCGCTGCGGTCGAAGGCAATGTTCTCTGCGAACTTGTGAATGATCTTGCCGACGGTGAGAACGGTGATGTCTTCTTTGGGCTTGAGGCCGAGGAAGACTGTGAGAAACCAACGGCGCGGACAGGCTGAGATCTTTAGACCAGAAGCGTTAATGGGAATGACTGCGGGAATACCTTCATGAGGGAGGTCTTTGTAGGTTAAGTTCATATTATTTATTAAGGGAAAAAGAAAAGAAAAGAAAAGCTACCCAGCACGCCGTCCTAGGAGAACCGTAAAACTCCTATGCAAGAACAGCTTGCACGTGCTGGGTAGCTAAAGATTATTTTTTATATTTGAAAGTAAAGCCCCGGCACTTTTGGCCGCGATAGATTTGCTGAGACACGGCGGCAAGATTTACTTTGAGTTCTCTGGCCGCCGCTGTGGCTGAAGGATATTCTTTACCTGTCTCAAGACAGATCACTGGCTTACATGCATTATTACCGGGGCGTTTTTTCTTCAGAGCTTTCACTTCTTAAACTTAAAGTTTTGAGTTTGATTGATGATAGCTTGAACGTCTATGCCTTTAAGTAGGGGATCATTCAGGAGGCTGGCAAGATCGGTGCCGCTTGGTCGTGTGTGTGGGAAGTGCTTAAGAAGAAAGCGTTCGAGTTCTTTGTCTGTCATCTCTTCGACGGGTTTTGGTAGGCCGAGTAAGAGATCGAGTTCGTTGAGGGAGGAGTTGCTCATAACTATAGAACAACACAACAGAGTTTCGTACGGATGATTGCCTTATCGGTCATGCTCTCGGCGGCTTTCTCTGGCGTGTCATAGAGCATGGTCGAGAACCATGCGCCATGCATGCTGTATTTGTAGCAGTAGAAGTAATGCTCCTTTGGAGGATTGACTTCTTCTCTGGCGGATGCGTATGTTATTCCTGCGTTTTCTGGTGTGCTGGCTTTCATATCATTGACTGTTTCTAAGTTCTGCATATAGGTTTGCAAATCTGTCCGCTCTTTGTTTGATACTAGGTGGGAGTCTATCAAAGTTGTAATCTCTGCGCGAGAAAGCTTCAAGTCCGAGATTCCATGCGGCGTAAACATCCCTTGGGTTTGGATCTTTTGTGTGCTTGGCGAGGCAGAGTCTGAGTTCAAGCCAGCATAGATGTGCCTTAGCACAGCGCCTTGCGGCCGAAGGAATATGTCTTTGATCTTTCTCATCAGGGAAGTGTTGCTTCCAGACTGCACGCTTGAGTTGGTATCGGGAGATTTCACCGTGGCGGCCTTTCGCTTTATCGTTGTCGTTGCTTTCGATCTGGCTGATCGCTCTGAGCTTGGCGTCGAAGTCTTGCTGCAGTGCGATCAGTGTTATCTCTGTCGTGAAGAATACCATAGAGAGCATAAGAGATTTCATATTAGGATGGCCAGAAATAGGGAAGGTTGTCTGGTATGTTTGGGAAGTGTGGCTTGTAGTAGTCAGCCTTCTTCCGGATTAGGTTGCTCTTGTGTGTGGTGTGGAGATAAGAGCCAAGCCAATGAGGCTGGATGATGTAAGGATATGTTAGGATCTCTCGTTCGAAATGAGGAAGAAGATTGTCAACATAGCCACGGCGGCGAGCTTCTTGGCAGATCTTGATGCTATATAAACAGAGCCATGCTTGATAAGGCTTGACCATCTTGACGGCAGGATGACTGCGCCAGCCCTGTGACTTACCTTGTAGGGTGTTGAGGATTTGAAGAGACTCGACGCGTTGTTTCATGAGGCGCTGGGTGTCTAGTACGCGAGCGCTTTGTTCGATGTCAGGATATGGGAGGAAGATTTGCATTTTGTGGTTGTGTTTTACTTATCACTCCAGACCTTTCAACATCTCCTCACTCATCTTCATGACGATAAGTTCGGTGGGCG